CAGGGGTGTGGGTATGAGATTGCTGTTCGACATCGAAACCAATGGCCTTCCCCGTCAGGGGTTAGATCGTATCCATTGTATCGTTGTCAAGGACATTGATAAGAACGAGATCTACCGCTTCAATGACACAGGATCAGGACATTCGATTACGAGTGGGTTGACCTTGTTACAGGATGCTGAGGTCTTGATAGGTCAGAACATCTTAGGGTTTGATATTCCCGTCATAGCAGACCTATACCCATTCTTTCATACATCTGCCCTATGTTATGACACCTTGATCCTAAGCAGGATGTTCTACCCGGACAGGCTTGCAAGGGACTTTCGAGCAAAGCCAATTGGAATGCCAGGTAAACTCTATGGAAGACATTCCCTTGAGGCCTGGGGTTACCGTCTTGGTGACTACAAGGGTGAGTTCGCTAAGAACACTGACTGGGCTGACTGGTCACAGGAGATGGAAGACTACTGCGAACAGGATGTTCATGTGGTTGGTAAACTCTTTGATGAGTTCGTTGAGAAGGATGCTCTTAAGTATGAGGATGCTATTCGTCTTGAACATGACCTGGCCAGCATCATGGCTAAACAGGAATGGTCTGGGTGGCCCTTTGATGTGAAGAAGGCACAGCAATTAGAATCCGTTCTCCGAACAGAAATGGATCAACTTGCTGATAAGATGCGGGTCACCTTCCCCTATGTTGATGGAGGGCAGATGACTCCAAAGGTTCGTAACTCTAGTCGTGGTTACGTTAAGGATGCCACCCTAACCAAGCTCAAGGAGTTCAATCCCACAAGCCGCGACCACATTGGCTGGGCCTTCATGACCTGGCGAGGGTGGAAACCAGATCAATTCACTGATACCGGACGACCAAAGATTGATGAAGGCATTTTACAGTCCATCGCTACAGACGAGGCCACTACGTTTGGAAGGATCTTGGAGCTTCAAAAGGCTCTTGGTCAACTTAGTGACGGAACGAACTCGTGGCTTAAGATGGTTACCAGAAATGGTCGTATCCATCATACGTGTCAACTTGCCACCAACACAGGCCGTAACACCCACAGCCGTCCTAATCTGGGTCAGACTTCCTCTGATCCTCGTTGCCGTGAGTTGTTTGGTCCTGGCAAAGATATGGTTCAGGTTGGTGCAGACGCTAGTGGACTTGAGTTGCGTATGCTTGGTCACTATCTTGCTTACTATGACGGAGGGGCTTTTGCCGATGTTGTTGTCAATGGAGACATTCATCAACAGAATGCTGATCGGGTTGGCTGCTCAAGGAAGGAAGTTAAAACACTGACCTATGCATTTATCTACGGCGCATCTGATCGCAAGATCGGACTATCTTTGGATAAGTCCCTCGACAAGGAAAAGGCTGTGGAGCTTGGTAAAGAGATCCGCACGAAGTTCCTTAAGGCTATTCCGGGCCTTGATCAGCTTCTTAAGGCGGTCAATACGAAAGCTGCCACGGATGTTTTAAAGGGCCTTGACGGGCGTCCTATCCGCCTCCAGGGTAAGAAACACGCTGCCCTCAACTACCTGCTTCAATCGGCTGGTGCCATTGTTTGTAAGCGGTGGAATGTCATTGCCTATGATTCATTCGAAAAGCTTGGCTACACCTGGGACATTGATTACCAATGGCTTGGCTGGATCCACGATGAAATACAACTCGCTATTCAACCTCACCTAGTCAATGATGCCAAGTTCAATCTCGAATGGGCCATCGTCCAAGCCGGAGAATACTACAACCTCAAGGTCCCGCTCGCCTCGGAAGCAAAACATGGAGCAACGTGGGCAGAGTGCCATTGATACCCATCTCCGTATCGATGCTGACTTCTATGCCTATCGGGCCTGTCAATCATCCGAGACCGAACTTGACTGGGGTGATGATCTGATTACCATTGCCAGTAACTTTAAACAGGTGCTGGAGATCTTTGGCAGTGAGATCAATACCCTTGAGAAGCGGTTCGATACCACCTACGTTACCCTTTACTTTTCTGACACTAAGAACTTCCGAAAGCTTATTGATCCAGAGTACAAGGGAAAGCGTACCAAACGTAAACCAGTAGGCTATCGCAGGCTTCTGGACTGGTGTAAAGAGAACTACAGGACTGTCCGTTACCCCAACATTGAAGCCGACGATGCTCTTGGTATGGAGTGCCATCTTGATCCTAGTAACTTTGTACTTGTCTCCCCCGACAAAGACATGAAGCAGGTGGCCTGCCGTTTGTTTAATGGGGAAGAGGAGTTCAATGTGACCCCTGAGGAGGCCGACTACTGGTTCTGGACCCAATGCTTGACAGGTGACCCTGTTGACGGCTATAAAGGGGTGCCAGGCATCGGTTCGGTTGGTGCTCGGAAGATCCTTGATAAGGCCACTGATCCTTGGGAAGCCGTTGTGACTTCCTTTGAGAAGGCTGGTCTTACTGAGGAGGACGCCCTCCGCAATGCTCGCTTGGCACGTATCCTTCGTCCTGGTGAATACAACTCAACAACAAAACAACCTATCTTGTGGAATCCACCCAACTACTCATTGGATTAGACATCGGTCTGATCGCTATCGTTCTCTTCATTTTGGATAGAAACATCTTTCATTATGTGGACCTCATCATCCAAGGCACGTTTGTTGCCTTACAACTACAAATCTATAAGAGAGTTCTTGGAATCCGACTGTGGTTCGATCGACAGGCCCTCTTTCATCGAGGATTTCTGGGGAAACTCTGGAACGAGTATTCCCTCTGGCAAATCCGAAACAACCCCGCCTACAAAGAATTCTTCCAAGACCGTGACGAAGTATGATCCTTCCCACTACAAGCGTGGTACTATCCAGGTTTGGGATTTTATTGTGGATCAGCAGCTGGACTATCTGGCTGGTAACTGTGTTAAGTACATCTGCCGTGCTGGTCATAAAGATCAAGAATCAGAACTCGACGACTGGCTTAAAGTAAAGGCTTACGTTGAACGTAAAATCCAATCACTGTCTCAATGATTAACTGCTCACTTCTTCAACAAGCGATTACGTTTCGGGAAGCGATGGATCAACCCATCAATACCAGAGATGAGATTACACACGAGCTTCAAGCCAAGCTAATTACTGAGGAGTATCATGAATGGTCTGAGGCTTTTGATGAAGAAGCCTATATTCCCAAAATTGATCAACTCAAGGAACTAGCTGACCTGGTGTTCGTGTGTTACCAGTTTGCTGCTGCTCGTGGATGGGACCTTGACACAGCAATGAGAAGGATCTTTGAAAGTAATATGTCTAAGCTTGTTGATGGAAAGCCCCTCCGTCGATCTGATGGTAAAGTATTGAAGGGGCCCAACTACCAACCACCTATTCTTGACGACCTCGTATGACATCCTTTGCTGACCTCGGGGACACCCCCAACACTATTGCTCGAACGGGTCGCGTTCAAAACTGGATCGACAACCCTGAGTCCCGCCTGCCCGTCAGCTGTACTGTGTTCGTCGTTGAGGACAGCATGGAGGGACCTGATGGCATTGAAGCCTCATGGCGCTTCGTGTCACACGCCCTACGCAATGGGGCAGGCGTTGCTGTTCACCTTTCAAAGATCCGTTCACAGGGCAATGACAATGGGCGTGGTCTCACTGCGTCTGGTCCTGTTTCGTTTGCCCGTATTTATTCTGCTCTCAATGAAACACTTCGACGAGGAGGAGTCTACAAGAATGGAGCTGTTGTATGCCATCTTGATTATACTCATCCCGATGCTATTGATTTCATCACAGCTTCCCGTTCAGACCTGGCATGGGTAAAGCGTTGTCTGAATGTTGATTCAGATTTCTTTGCTGTTGCTTCTGAACAGTTACTTATAGCTACCCTTGACGGCATTAAAAAGGGAGATATATGGCTCAATAAGATTCGACACGATGCTAATGGTAACCGCATTTATGGAAATGTCTGCCTTGAAGTTTATCTTCCTAGTCGTGGTACTTGTCTTTTACAGCATATCAACCTTGGTGCTTGTAAACTTGATGACTTGATTCCTGCCTTTACCGAAGGCATGACCAGTCTGATTGCCCTTCATTCGAAGACCGGTGTTGGTGATACTGGTGAATATCTTTCCCCTGAGGTTGATCGTCAGGTAGGCCTTGGTGTTCTGGGCCTAGCTAACTTCCTTGCCTATCATGGAGTTACTTACAAACAGTTTGGTCTAGCCCTCGATGCTTATTTCAACCACTCATCAGAGAACACACCAGCAACCGTCCTTGTCGCTGAGCTTGCCACAGCCATTAAGGTTGCTGCACAGATTGCTCGTCAAGCTAACATGCAACGGGCGTTTGCTATTGCTCCTACCGCTTCTTGTAGTTACAACAATATCGATCTTCGGGGTTACACTACCACTCCAGAGTTGGCTCCTCCTATCAGCCGCCACATTGATCGTGATTCTGGAACGTTTGGCGTTCAATCGTATGATTACCCGCCGAATGTTGAGATTGCATCGGAAGTAGGCTGGGAAGATTATAACCGGGTAGTAGATGGTATTGTCCGTCTCTTCCAAAGCACTCTGCTCTTCCATGGCTACTCCTATAACAGTTGGAGTGATGTTGTTACCTATGATAAGGAGTTCATTCAGCGGTGGTTGGGCTCGCCTCAAACGTCCCTCTATTACGCTCTTCAGGTAATGCCTGACACCCAAGCCAAGGACGATGCCATGGCTGCCCTTGATGATGACTTCCGCGATCTTTTCTCCTTTGATGAAGAGGTAGATCCTGATTGTGGTTGTCCAATAATTAAACCTGACAATGAACCTTGCATTCCCTGTGGAGAATAATGAACCCAACACTGTCCCCTTACGATCAAGTTATTTCCCGCAAACGCAAGTGGACACCCGTCGCTGTTCAGAAGGGGAAGCTGGTTGATGGATCAGAAGAGTCCCTCTACCGTGCCCTTGGTCTACGCCACCTCGAACTACCCGTCCGTGAGTTCCTCCAGCAGGGGCTCGACAAGGAGCTTCCTTCTACTCCTGGTGTACGTGAGTCTTTGCTATCTAATCAACAGGACGAAGAGCGTCACGACCAAGCTCTTAACTATGTTGTTGCCGCTCACGGTTCCGACAGTAAGGCTGAAGCTGAATCCAAGCATATCCTTAAGGCCTGGCTTGATGCTCCAGAACATCCAATCCTTAAGGCCGCAATTCTCGAACGCAGTGTCTTCTTCGTCATCCTTCCCTTCTTCCGTTTCAACGGAGACATCGGAATCAGAACCACAGCAGCCGACATCAGCAGGGACGAACAGACCCACGTTGCTATCCACTCAATGGTCTGCTCCGAGTTGCAACTTAAATCAACACAAAGCCTTAACCGACTTCGCCGCGCAACTGTTGGATGGGTAGTTGATGGTCTTGGTAGTTCTGATAACAGATACCTTGACAAGGACTTCTGGTTAGCCCAATCCGATTCCCTCTATGAACGAGGTAAGGCTCCTGGTCTTTCCGATACCCAACGAGCTCGAATGCCTGCCTTCTTTGAGGCCTCCAATACGGATCTTCCACAGTATGGATAGTCCCTTTCTCGAAAGCGAGGAACTCCCCCTGACCCGTGTGGTTGGGGGGAATGTTTCTTTGTCTAAACTAATTGTGGAACTTGATGGAATGTATCCTGATGAGTTTCCCGATTACACTCTCTCCGAAAAGGAGATAGCATTCCGTGCCGGATCCATTGAGGTCATCCGGTTTCTTAAATCCAAACGCGATTCTTAATCATGTGTGTAGGAGCTCCTTCCCCGCCGCCAATGCCGGCCCCCGTTAAACTTCCTGAAGCACCACCACCACCGCCCCCGGCACCGACCCCTGTGACCGGCCCTGCTGCTGGAGCACAAGGCGGTACCCCTACCCCTACGGTAGTGCGTCCCTCCGTCAGCCAGCGGGCCTCCAGCCAACGTGCTGCTCGTCGTGGTCCTGGTGGTCTTCGTATTCCTACTGCTAGTGCTCCATCTCCTGCTGCCTCTAATGGTGGTGGTATGGGTGGTGGCAGTGTCAACCTTA